TATAAAGCAACTAGAATAACTGATGAAATTGATATTGCCATGAAAATAGAAAAAAGAAAAGGGAGTATGTCACGACTTATTCCAGAGTATAAAATTTATAAAAAATTATATGAACGTGGATGTAAAAAAGGAATACCACGCATATATGAAATATTGCAATCAGATGATTATAATATGTTAATTCTGGAATTACTTGGTGAAAGTCTTGAAGATTTATTTGTCAAGTATTCACAATGTTTTAGCGTTAGTACTGTTGTATATTTAGGTGTTGAAATATTACAAATTATCGAAAGAATTCATAATGCCGGATTTATACACCGTGATATTAAACCAAATAATTTTTTAATCGGCTTTTTTGATAAAAAGCAAATTTATTTAACAGATTTTGGATTGTCAAAAGAATATATAACTGAAAATGGAAGTCATATTAAAGAAACATTTGACAGAAGTATCATTGGAACAGCTAGATATTCAAGTATTCATATGCATATGGGTTTCGAACCATCTAGAAGAGATGATTTAGAATCTATCGGTTATATGCTGATTTATTTTGCTAAGGGAAAACTACCTTGGCAAGGTGCCAATAAACACAAAGATAAAAACGATATGTTTAATAAAATTATGGATATTAAACTGTCAACAAAATTAGAAACTTTATGTCAAAATTTACCAAAATGTTTTATTCATTATCTACAATATTGTTGGTCATTGAAATTTAATGAAAAACCAAATTATCAATATTTAATTAAATTATTTCAAGAAACTATTAAACAAAATAATTTTAAATGTCAATATGAATGGATGACTTAAATTCTATCTTTTGGCAATAGATATTCCATATCTAATTTTTTAAAAATTTCTTCTTCAGATTTAACTGGAACAAAAATAGTATAATCACCATTTTTGTCTTTTTGATATAATCCATATTCATTTAATTTAAAATCTTTCTTTTTCGCTATTTGTCTCATTTTCTGATTAAATGTTCCACTACCTGTAAAATATAATAATGCAGGAAAATATGATTCATTTGGAATATATCTTATATCAATGCGACGTAATGGATATTTGTCAGATAAACGACAGAAACCCATAAATTTTGTTTCAACATTTTCACTTGTTAAAATATCAATAATGAATGAAATTTCTTGCAATGTATTAATAAAAAGATTTAAATAATTCTTTTTAGTTTTCATATCTTTCATGGTTTTTATATTAGGATGAGTTAACATACAATCAATATCATTTGAGAATGGTTTCTTTCGTCTAAATGAACCACAAATTTTAACTTCTAATAATGGATCAATACTTTTTGCAACTTCTTTCAATAATTTATTCATCTTTTTCATTTCTTTTCTTGGTATTTGTTGTTTATACTCGTCATGATGTTTTAAACCTACCAGAACATTATTATTTAATTTAATTTTCCCTTCTTTATGGGCTTTTTTCAATTCTGAAATAGTTTTAATTCCATTTTCATATACAAGTTCATGTGCTTTGGTTTCACCAATACCATAAACTTCTTTTAAATCATCAATATATTTTGATTTTTGAATATCTTCTTTTCCAATTTTAATTTCACTTAAAGTTCCACATTGTAAAATTTCATTAATTCTATTAATTATTCCTTTCCCAATACCTTTCACATCTTTTAATTCTTCTCCAGATTTAATTATTGTGGGATATTTTTTGATTATTTCCAAAGCATTACCAATTTGTTTTAAGCGAAATAAATTAATCATTTTTTCTTTCTTATCTTTAGCATTGTCAATATCATATTCAACTTGTTTAATTAAATTTTCAAATTCAGATATTAATGATGAATTTTTCATTAGTAATCAAACTATATTGTAAATTAATAAAATTATAATTTCATTTTTTATTCGTTTAGTTATAAACAAAATAACATGATACATAAATATAAGTGAATATAATCATTATACAATGGAAGAAATTAATAAAATTAGTGGATTACATAACATTGGTAATACGTGTTACATGAATTCGGTATTACAAATTTTAATTCATAATCCAGAAATCAGAAATTTTATTGAAAGTAATGAATTTTCTGAAAGTATTGTTCAAAAAATACATGAAGATTTTAAAAAACGAAATAATAATCCAAATAAAGAAATGATACAAGAAGAATGTCAAAAAACTTTATTCGTTCAATTTTATCGTTTAATTGAAGAAATGAAAAAAAATAAACAAGTAGCTCCAAAAATATTTAAAATGATTTTGGCAATGAAGAATGAAACATATCAAGGTTTTGCTCAGAATGATAGTCATGAATTATTAAATTTTATTATTGATTCATTTCATGAAGAAACTAAATGTAATGTTTCAGCCATCACCGCCAATTTTCCACCAGAATACGCACAAGTTTATAATATTAAAAATCAATTCATGACTCGTTTAAATTCAACAGCAAATTTAAATGAAAAAATAAAAGTTATTAATGAATATTATGATTTTGAAGAAAAAAATCAAAGGGATATAGTAATATATCAAAGAATTGCCTATTGGGTGAATTATATTGAAAAAAATTTCTCAATGATTTCTCAACATATGACTGGTATGTATCATTCGGTAATTCAATGCGGAAAATGTAATCGTAAATCAAATTCATTTGAATTATTTACAACAGTATCATTGGAAATTCCATCCATTAATAAAAATTTAACTATTTTTGATTGTTTAAATGCATTTACTAAACCAGAAATTTTAGATGATGACAATAAATATAATTGTGGTCGTTGTAATATGAAAACAGTTAGTCAAAAAATGGTTAAATTCTGGGATTTACCTGATACGTTATTTATTCAATTAAAAAGATTTAAACATACTGAAAATAATATCCTTAAAATATCCAATCAAATTGAATATCCTGAAATTTTAGATATATCAAATTATTTATCAGAATATAACAAAAAACAGCTCGTCTATAAATTAACAGCAGTCGTTCATCATTATGGTAATTACGGAAGTGGACATTATATTTCCAATTGTTTAATTGATAATGAATGGTTTAGTTTTAATGATAGTTGTGTATCAAAAATAGAAAAAAATAATGTACAAAAAGAAATTATGAATGATTCTACATACATAATTGTTTACTCAAAAATGAAATAAATATTCGGAATACATAACAATAATAAACATTTTTTTTAATTCATGTAAAAATATTTTAATATTATGATTTTTCAAATCATAAATTTTAGTAAAATCATAATTTAATGGTAATTTTAATACAACAATATTATTTTTTTTGGTTAAATCGTGACAAACTATTTCCAAATCTACTTCAGAAAGTTGTAAATGAATATTATTTTGTTTTTTATAATCTCTGCCACCCCATGGAGGATCTATGAAAATAATATTTTGATATAAATCATTTTTAAGTTTCATATAATCATCATTGTAATATGTTATATTATTGAAACCATATGTATGAATATTATTTTGTAACATATCAAATGTATGTTTATCTTGTTCAATAGCATTAACATGTTGAAACATTAATGCAAATGAAAATGTATTTCCTCCAATTCCTGCCGTAGCATCAGTTATTACTATTTTTTCATAATCCAAATCTAGTAATCTTGAATGATGGATAATTATACCCGTTATTAATTCAGCATCAAATCTTTTTGTCATATAAAGTATAGCATCTGAATCATATCTGATTTTTTCACATAAATATTTATAACTAATAAAATTTCTTGAATACGATATTCTGTTACTGTCATTTCGGACAATAGGAAAATAATGTCGTATTATATTTATCATCTCTATCCAATTGTTATTATTAACTTATCTTTTTTTTATATTATAGTATTTATTCTTCGTTTAATTTTCATTTTTTTCAATAGGTTTTATTTCTTCATGCGAAATATATTTAATTGTTTCATCCTTTATTTTAGTTGCAATAGATATAACTTCCGTTGATGTTATATCTATAGCTTTTTCAATTACTATATCCGTTGCTTTTGTCATTGTTTTATTCATTATAAATACAAGTATTAAACCAAATAAATGCGCAATCATATATTCTACATTATGAAAATATTATTTCATATTTTTCGGTTTTCGTCCTCTTCTTTTTAGTACAATAACTTCTTCTTTAACTTCTTCTTTAACTTCTTCTTTAACTTCTTCTTTAACTTCTTCTTTAACTTCTTCTTTAACTTCTTCTTTAACTTCTTCTTTAACTTCTTCTTTAACTTCTTCTTTAACTTCTTCTTTAACTTGATTATTTTTTTGTGAGAAAAGTTTTTGTAGAATTGGAGAAACTAATTTATCAATTTCTTTTGTTTTCATTGTAAATTCTTGAGCAGTAATATTTTTATTCATTTCATACCATTTAAATGCACATGAAATAATATTCTGTACATCGGTTAATTCACCCAAATTGAAGTTACTTAATTGACTAACCGAATGTTTTACTCCATATAAATAATTTTCAAATTCATTCTTCGCGGAAAGTGTTTCTTTTATTTGTTCATCAATTTCAGAATTATTTTTAGCGTCTTCAACTAATTTTCTAATTTCTTCATTTGATAATTTTGTATTATCTTTCTTAATTATTATTTCCTTCTTTCTACCAGTTGAAGATTCTTGTGCTGATACTTGTAATATTCCATTTTCATCAATATCGAAAGAAACTAAAATTTTTAATTTTCCTCTGGGCATTGGTGGTAAATCTGAGAGTTCAAAAACTCCTAATAGTGTATTATCTTTTGTTAATGTTCGTTCTCCCTCAAAAATTTTAATTTTAACGCTTCTTTGATTATCTGATGCTGTACTGAATGGTTGTTGAGCTGAACAAGGTATAATATGATTTCTTTCAATTAATTTTGTCATCTCTCCGTGATTAATTTCTATTCCAAGAGATAATGGTGTTACATCAATTAAAATCATATCACTAATATTTTTATCATTTTGTTGTGTTAATATTGCAGCTTGTATTGCTGCTCCCATTGCAATAGATTCATCTGGATTAACATCAAAACGAAGTTTTTTATCATTAAAATATTGTTTGACCATTTCTCTAATATATGGAATTTTAGTTGAGCCACCAGTCATAATAATTTCATCAATTTCTGTTTTTTCCATTTTGGCATCACGTAATGACGATTCAATACAACATAAACATTTTTTAAATGTGGACATACATAACTCTTCAAATTTAGCACGAGAAATTTTTACATTTAAATCAGAAGAATTAAAAAATGATTCAACATAAACACTCATTGATACTGCTGAAGATAGTGATTTTTTTACATTTTCACAAACAGTTCTTAATCTTCTTAGTGCTCTAGTGTCATTTAATAGTGATACAACTTTATCATCACTTAATTTCTCTTGTTTCGCAAATTCACTTGCACAATAAATAACAAGATGATTATCAAAATCTTCACCTCCCAAATGCGTGTCACCCGATGTTGATTTGACTTCAATTAAACCTGATGAAATATTTAAAACAGAAACATCGAGAGTTCCTCCACCTAAATCAAAAACGAGAATCTTTTGTTCTTTTTTCTTATCTTCTTCACACAAATCAAAACCATATGCTAATGCTGAAGCGGTTGGTTCTGCTATAATTCTTAATACATTTAATTGTGCAATTTCTCCAGCGATTTTTGTTGCTTCCCTTTGCGCATTATTAAAATATGCTGGAACTGTTATTACAGCATTTTTAATTGGAACTCCTAAATAAGCTTCTGCGTCTAATCTTAATTGTTCCAATAGAATAGCTGATAATTGTTCGGCATAAAATTGTTTCTCTTCATTTAAATAATTTAAAATAATTAGAGGTTTTCCAGTTTTTTCATCTTCAATTACTTTAAATGGAAAAAATTTAATATCTTGTTGCACACTTTTTTCTTTAAATTGTCTTCCGATTAATCTTTTAATATCAAATACAGTACTATATGGAAACATTGAAATATTATTTTTCGCAGCTTCACCAATTAATTTTTCATCATCAGTGAAAGAAATATATGAAGGAGTTGTTCTATTTCCATTTGAATTTGGAATAATTTCAGTTCGTTTATTTCGATAGATAGCAACACAACAATATGTTGTACCTAAATCTATTCCAATGACTGGTTCGTTTTCGTATCTCCTGAAGTCAATAGAGTATATTGATGACATATAAGAAAACATAATATTTAAATAAAAAAATGTTGACGCGTTTTACTGAATTGAGCATAATTTAATAATACATTTTTCCAATTGAATCGGACTATCAATATTTTTATTGACAATATAACGGGATTTTCCAATTATTGCTGCATATTTAATTTTAATTGCTTCTTCTATTTCAGTTGTTGTCATTTTAATAATATCGAAAAGTCCACTTAATATATCGGAACAAGTATATCCATCATTATATAATGATAATCCAATATTAATAGCTTTAACAGTTTCATGTTGTTGGCATAATGTTAAAATGTCTTTTAATTTAACTATATTAGGAACATCACAAACATTATTGATATTTTCAATAGTAATGTCATCGTACCCATTATAAATTATCTGTAATGTATTAATTGATAATCTAATATCTCCTTGCGTAATAAAATATAAGTATTCTAATGCTTCTTTTTTGTAAGCACAAATCATATTTTTACAAATTAATTCATAATGATTAATTAATTTTTCGCGTATGGGACGGTGTAGATGAATTAACATACATCTTGTTTGAATAGTATCAATAATTAATGATAAATCATTGCACGTTAATCCAAAATAAATATTGGGATATTTATCCATAATAAATGCAATAATTCCCTGAATCTTACCAGGTATATGATCAACATCATCAATGATTATCATTTTTTGTTCTTTTTGAACATCATCTAATTTTTTTTTACAAAATATTTCTAATATTTCTTGCAATCCTTTAACATTTTTATCAATTGATGAATTTATTTTATAAACATATTTGTCATATTGTTTTCCATAATAATCCCGAGCCAAACAATCAACTAAAACTGATTTACCTATTCCGGTTACTCCTGAAACTATTAAATTTGGAAATGTTCTTTTTGAAACATAACCATTAATTTTCTTTCTTATATTATCATCTAAAATAACATCTTTAATATGCTTTGGAGTGTATTTATCTGTCCAGAGCATTGATGATAATATAATATTCTCTTTATCATATTTATTATTTTTCATTTTTTATATATATTTAATATATATGAAAGCGCAATTCGTTGATGATATTGAAGAAATAACTATTAAAAATACAAATTTTCGTAAAGTTTTAAGTACTACTAAACATAATCAACTTGTTGTCATGTCTTTAAAAAAGAGTGAAGATATTGGTATGGAAATTCATAAAGATGTCGACCAATTCTTTCGAATTGAAAAGGGACATGGAAAAGCAATCTTAAATGGAAAAGAATTCAAATTAAAAGATGGTATCGCACTTGTTATTCCCGCTGGAACAGAACATAATATCATTAATACTAGCAAAGTTAATCCATTAAAACTTTATACTATTTATAGTCCTCCTCAACACAAACCTGGAACAATTAACAAAAATAAACCTAAAGAAGATCATCATTAATCATCAAATAAACAATCATTAAATGTATCGGCATTAACTACTGTTTTTTTATCCTCGGATTTAAAACATATATCATTAATAGATTTATCAATCCCTTCTTCATTAAAAATCTCTGTTATTTTTTTATGATTTTTTTTATTTGTATTTTTATCGTCTTTTTTGTAATCATTAATTGGAACTTGATATTTATCATCAACCATAAATTCCTGAATATTGTATTTATTTTTTTTGTATAAATTATGTCTAACTCTTCCCTGATTTGTGAAAACTGATATATCATCAGTTATATCAACGATTAAAGGTTTTAAATCATTGGCTGTTAATGTTCTTCTCATAATTCTTCCGATTGCTTGTACGACTGATTTTTTTGGAGTTGCTAAAATAACGGTATTTAATCTATCAATATCCAATCCTTCATGTGCCATTTCATATGATGCAAATAATATATCACCATATAATTCAGCTTGTTTTCTTTCAACTTGTTTCATTTTACCAATATAATAATGAGCTTGACATTCATTTTCTAATAACTTTCCATTTTTAATATCTTTTTGAATTCTTTCTTCTGTTTGAGTTTTTAAAAATTCTAAATGTGCAATTCTTCCACTTAAAACCAGGATTTTTCTTTTAGGATTCTGTCGTAAAGTATCAATAATTCGTAATATAATTTGATTCCGTCTTTCAATATTACAAAAATTTGTAATCATTTTTGGAGCATTCGGTCTAGATTTTCCTTTTGCATAAACAGTTTTTTCTTGAAACAATGGATCATCTAAAAATAAATTGAGTTTTCTAACAATAATATTATTATCACATTTTCTTTCTTGCTGAAAAATCATTTTCCCAAGATACCAATGGATAATTTTTGTTAAACCATCGGCTCTTTTCGGTGTAGCTGATAATCCGATCGTATATTGTGTTGCCGTTTTATACAAAGCTTTTGAAAATACACGAGAAGCAATATGATGACATTCATCAACAATAACTAATCCAAAACCATCAAAAACTTTTGAATCATACTCTTTCATTGAAATACTTTGAATCATACCAATAACAATATCTTTATTATCGACATCAATGATGGGACCGCGAATAGTTCCAATTTTTGCATTCGTAAAAGTATTTGCTCGTTCAACCCATTGTGATTGTAAGAAAGATTTATGTACCAAAACTAATGTTTTTAAACCTAATTTATGTGCTAAATACAAACTGATTACTGTTTTACCAGCTCCGCAAGGAAGTGAAATTATACCACCACCATGACTAACTATTTTCGGTAGAACATCATCAATAACTTCCATTTGTTGAGGTCTTAATTGTTTTGTAAATTCAAATGTTACGTTTGCTGATGTAAATTTCTTTGGAACATCTCCGAATTCTTTTTTACC